GCCTCCATGAGGGAATAGGGAGTGCCTCACGGCAGACCCAGTCCTCAACGTACCGACTAGAGAGGTAATACTCTACTAGTCGAAACCCTTCTTTATGAGAAGGGCACCCAGCCAAGTTTGTATCCGCGCACTGCGTCACGAGGTGTCAGTCCCCTTTCGGGGTGACTGCCACCGCGTTCATCAGTGACGAAGAGCAAGGCGCAAGCTAGTTGGACTTCAGGGAAAAAGTATTTCCAACCGACGCGATAGAATCGCGCCGGTCGGTAACACCTAAAGTACCTGATGCCACTCCTCTCTTTAGAGACCCAGAATTCGGGTTCGTCATGAATGACGAGATCACCGAGTTCGACGGGGCCTCGGCAGGAGGAGCGTATAGACGTTGGTATATTGTCCAAAGCGCGTAGCCAAGGACGAATAAAACGACTATCGCGACTGCCATCGCCAGCAAGCTGACGAGAAAGTTTACGAATGCCGTTTGCCAACTTGATCCAGTCCTGCGGTTCACTAGGATTCTCCTTTAAGAAATACGGACGGACGTCCGCACCTTTGAAGTAGTCTCCACCGCAACTCTCACGGAAAGGTCCTTCAATAAACGACTTTTGATCGTTTACCTCAAACCCAAAGAACGTAAGAGCACTGACAAGTACATTCGCCATGGAGGTCGGACAAATGATGTCGTCTCCATAAACCAACACCCTAGGGTGATCTAAGAGGATCGAACGTTGCCTCACGGCAGCGGTGATCGCGTAATAGATTAAGGTTTCAAGTTCGAATGTATAGCCATTTCCCATTGAGCTGACTTTCTCAAGGTGAACCCACTTACCCCTTATGAGGGTAGCCGGGGCCCTGAGCCAATCGAGTAGATCAAACCACTCAGTTGGTAGGAGAAGTTTAACAACTTCGTAGGAAATGTTGTCGCTTGCATTCCGAAGGTCTAGGGTGGCGTAGCCTCCATGTAAGGAGGCCTCACAGGCGACCTGCCTGTGAGTTGCTTGCCCATGATTGAGGTCAATGCCAACACTCAGAAGTCTTCTACGAATTTCTCGCCCGACTCCAAGTTGGTAAAAGCCTGAAATACTGGCTTCTACACAGATGCCACGATCTCTCGTTGCATCTTTGTCAACCGTAGTGAAACGGTTTCCTCTAACGACCTCAGGTTGTATCTCACGAGCGTATAAGGCCCGCCTCCAACTCGTTTCGCCCCAGAAGGGCTCCACGAAATTAGAGTTAGGATAGAGGGTAGGTACGGAAGTCATTTTGTCGCCAACTGTCGACAGAACGCCTTTATCGCCATAGGTAGCACCTGGTCCAAACTTGCCCTCTAATTCAAGAGGGAGTCCACCGAGAATCCTGCGGATTATTTTTCTAACAGACTTGATAAAGTCAAGCATGTCAAGAGAACAGTTGCCGTTTAGGCGAATGTCCCTTAATCGCAGGTTAGTCCGGTAACATTGTTTCTCAGACTCGAAGAACAAATCTTCACAGTCGCTGCGCCTCTTCTCTGAAGTGTAAG